GGTATTCAAGATGAACTGTTGGCACTCTCAAAGTTTAAGGAAATGAAGGAGTTGTCTAAGACAGATGGTGGAGCCCGTAAATCAAAAATTACAGGTATCCCAAAGCTTGATGATGCAAACAAGGCTGGTACAAATCAATCCAAAAAGTGCACTCTCATCATAACAGAGGGTGACTCGGCAAAGACACTCGCTGTCGCTGGTCTATCCGTAGTTGGAAGAGATCACTATGGTGTATTCCCACTTCGGGGTAAGTGCAAGAATGTCCGAGATGCATCAGTTGCACAGTTGACCGGGAATCAAGAGTTCAATGATCTCAAGAAAATCTTGGGTCTCCAACAAGGAAGAGACTATAAGGATGTATCTGAGCTCCGATATGGGCGATTGATGATAATGACTGACGCGGATAACGATGGTTCGCACATCAAAGGACTGATCCTTAATCAACTGCACTACTTCTGGCCGAGCCTCCTCAAATTGGGTTTCGTGGTATCTATGGTAACACCAATTATTAAGGCTACGAAGGCTTCCCAAACCAAGTCATTTTACACAGATTCTGCATTCAGAAACTGGTATGGAAATGGACAACAGGGGTGGCGCATTAAGTACTACAAGGGTCTCGGTACTTCAACCTCTAAGGAGGCGCGTGAGTATTTCAAACAAATTGAAGATCTCACTGTCAAATTCGAACATGACATCATGACTGATAAGTCTATTGTCTTGGCATTTGACAAAAAGAAGGCTGATGATCGTAAAATGTGGCTTCTTGAAAGTACCGCGAAAGATCCAACAGAACTTGAAGTTCCTTATGGTTATGTGAAGCAGTTGAACATTACTGACTTTGTTCATAAGGATCTCGTGAACTTCTCACTTGCAGACCTCAAGCGTTCCATCGCTCACGTAGCGGATGGTCTCAAGCCTTCCCAGCGCAAGGTGATGTACTCCTGCTTCCAAAAGAATCTCAAAGATGAGATGAAGGTTGCACAATTGGCTGCATTTGTGGCTGAAAAAAGTTCATACCACCACGGTGAAGTATCCCTCGCAGATACGATCGTGAAGTTGGCAAATGATTATATGGGTTCAAATAATATCAATCTCCTTGAACCTTGTGGACAGTTCGGTACCCGTCTCATGGGAGGTAAGGATGCATCTCAAACGAGATATATCTTCACGAAGCTGACTAAGCAAGCTCGGAAGATCTTTGACCCTCGTGATGATGCGATTCTAAACTATTTGGATGATGATGGACGGTCAATTGAACCAGACTTTTACATGCCAACTATCCCTATGGTTCTCGTAAATGGTTCAGAAGGTATTGGTACAGGTTTCAGTTGTTATGTCCCACCCTTCAATCCCAGGGATATTAAGGATAACATTGGAAGGATCTTGGACGGAAAACAAGTTGTACCCATGAGACCGTGGTTCAAGGGATTCAAGGGGAAAGTACACAAGGAGGATGATACATGGATGATGGAAGGTGTGTGGAATTGGAAAGGGATGAATATCGTGGTCACTGAATTACCACCAGGGCGTTGGACACAGGATTACAAGGAATATCTCGAAGGTCTCGTTGAAAAGAAGTTGATTGGTGGATTTACGAATAATTCCACAACGGAGGATGTTCATTTTGAAATTGAAGATTACACGGGAAAAGATCTCCTCAAGGATCTAAAATTGAGGAAGACGTTCCGTGTATCAAATATGCATCTTTTCCACCCCACGAGGGGAATCCACAAATACTCGAGTCCGGAAGAGATTCTCAAGGACTTTGTGGAACTGCGCGAAGATCACTATGTGAAGAGAAAGGCACACCTCATCAAGGTTCTTGAAACAAGGGCTACCATGTGTGGATACAAATCAAAGTTTGTCACTATGGTTATTGAAGGTGATATCGTGGTCTTCAAACGTAAGAAACAGGAATTGGAGGCAGAGTTGGCACAGACTTTCCCCAAAATTGGTGGTACTTATGACTATCTTCTCAACATCAAGACTGTGCAATACACAGAGGAATCTGTCAAGGATCTTCTCAAGGAGTCTAAACAGGCTAAGGAAGAACTTGAGGTGATGAAAAATACAAGTCACATTGAAATGTGGAAAATGGATATTAAAAATATGTAGACAATAGATAGGTATGGGTGAAGCTGCGAAAATTTCGCTCAAAGCTATCGGAAAGCAAGACACTCACTTGCTTTCCGATGATCCAGAAGAATCATTCTTTAATTATACCAATAATCGTGCTCACTCCGATTTTAGAAAATATCATAGGAGTCGTAATGTAATTCAACCTGGTAATGCAGCCCCGGGGTGGCCTTTTAATAAAACAATTAAAGTTGAATTTAATCCGCGAAATATGGGCGATCTATTGAGTAATATGTACTTGAGTGTAACAATGCCCGCTATAAGCGATGGAAACTACGCGGATCAATTGGGTAGACATCTTCTCAAAAGTGTAACAATGTATGTAGATGACATTGAGGTAGAGAAGATATATGATGACTGGGGTATTATATATGATGAGCTTTATTTAGAAATGTCTGAAAAAGTTGCAAATCGATTTCTTGTAAATAGAAACCTCGGCTTTGATGATGCACCGGACAATATTGCTGTAGCGAGGTATAGTTCAGATTTGGTTATTCCAATCCACTTCTTCTTTTCGAGGAAGTTTGCAAGTGATGAATATTCGTCAAATAGTCCTAATAGACCCTATTTCCCCGTGTGTTCAATTTATAAACAGAAAATAGAGTTTGAGTTTGAGTTCCATAAACAAGAGTTCTTTACAGAAACAACTGACGTTGTAACTCTACCTCAGTTTAATATAATCACTGAAGAAATAACTGTAAGTCCAGAAGAGAGAATCTTTCTGACGAGTAAGGACCAGACGTTTATAACAGATCTTGTACGTCGACACCCCGTGATTGTTAGCGATCTAAATAGAGACGTNATAAGGAATAACTTAGTTCCTAACATTCCTGTAAAGTGCATTCACTGGTTTTTAAGGAATACAATATTTGAAGATGAAAGTGATGCTATAGGTCCATACGGTGCATCTGTCGCTGGTCAACGTTTGTACCAAAATCGTTTCAATTTTTCTTCGTCCCTCGATTTTCAAGGTGAGAATACATTCTTTTATCCTCTTATGTCCGAAGCAAGTTTCAACATAAATGGAAATAAACTTCCAAATGTAACAAAAACAGATCACTCATATTTCAAATATCTCATTCCATTCCAAAAAAGATTGGCAAGACCAATTAGAAATGTATATACGTATAGTTTCTCGTTGAATCCGATAAATGTGGAACCATCGGGAAACTTGGATTTTTATTGGCTACAATCCGATAAAACTAATATTGAAGTTAAATTGGATACTTCACAGCCGATTGACATTACAACTGAAACATTTTCATTAAATATGTACTACACAGGCTATCAAACATTTGTATTTTCAAATGGTTTTATGTCACTTGCTTACTAAATAGAGTATCTCGGTGATTGTTTATATAGTCAATAATATTATTCTTGATACACCATTTGATGAAATTCAACTGTGCCAAAGTTGTATGGATTTCATGAGATGTTCCCGGAACTGTGTATGCAAACTTCTGTGATCTACAAAATGGATCAAACAGTTGTTTACTGTAACCGTTAAGACTGGATTTATATGCACAATGAACAGTGAATAATTTACCATCACCAGTCTGATAAGCGGTGTGATTCTTCTTAGCGTAGTTTGTGATAAACCATTCCAAATTGCGAAGGCTGATACCACTGGACTTGTCTAAAATTTTTAATAGTATAGTTTTATTCTTCTCTTCATCGTAAAATTTGTTTATTGCTGTTAGTAGAATATCGTTTTTGTTCATTGTTATATTAAACCCCCAAATCTATAAGCCCGTTTGAAGCTTCACAACCGGGACACCCTCTTACAAACATGATCTCAGGTCCGTGATTATGAATACTTCCTGTACTTGAAAATGCCCTTTGGCATACACGATGACCCTGTGAGGCGTGATGTCTACAATACCCATTCTCAAATGCCTTAAACCCACATCTCTGCCCATTGTTTTTAGTACCTTTACACGTAGTAATCGTATAAGACTCTGGAATATCTTTTAAAAGTTGTTCCAATGGAATGCCATGTTTTTTTGATATTTTTTCGGCATACTCATTCACCACAACATTTATACGCTCTTCAAGAGATTCGTCCATAAGCTTTACAACATTATCATACAGACTCATTCCTAACTTCTACTGGATTATAATTTTTAAATAAGTCTTCAACGGAATCCTCCTTTGTTCTTGCTTCCTTAAGCCGAGCCCTCAAAATAGCGAGTGTACCTGTATCTTCTAAACCAAGGTGTTTACATTCAGCAATCAGTTGCTCCTTCTTCATGCCACTCAGGGAGGGAAGCTTGGGAGGTTTTACGGGTTTATGTTGGTTAATGATTTCACCAAAGATTTCCTCTTTGACATTATCATAGAGTGGGTCTAAAAGGTCACACACAGGATTCAAAAACTTATTGAGGAAGTAATAGTGGTAATCTACGGGGATGTTATGCTCTTCAACATACTTTGGGTCCTCGGACTTCTCAAAAGCCTTTGCCTTTGGATCCCCAGTCTTAGTAAGAAGGTAGGGTACACGGTCACCAGATTGTGGCTCTGAACCAGGTTTCCTTTGTCTCATTTTAGTGACTACTTGCACATGAGATTGATTAATGTTAACACTTTCTGAACTTGTTACAGATACAGATTTACCCCCAACTTTGTAAGAATCGGATAGACCTTGACTCAAAATAAGCTTCTGATTTGGTACATCACCCGAAAGAAGCTCAATAGCTCTCTCCTTGGCAAGCTCCTTGGGTGGACCAGGATCACTTGAAGTCAGAATTACATCAAGAAGTTCTTTGGATACTTCTCGAACGTGGGGTGTATTGTCACGTCTCACAAGTTGAAGACCCTTTACATCAATATAGTCCATATGCATATTCTCATCCTTACCCTTTGTCCATAACTTCGCAGCATATCGTTTCTTACTGTAAAGGAAGTAAGGACAATATACCTTCTCAAGCTCTAAATTATTTGGCTTCTTGAAAAGAGCGCTGCATTCTTCTGCAGCCCTCTCACCCACCTCCCAACTGTAGGCAATAGCTTCTTCACCCGTACGATCACCGACATCAAACTCAATCATAACCGAGTCAGTGTCACCATACCTAACATATGAACCTGGGAAGTTCTTCTCAACGTAGTTCTTAGTTTCTTCAATCATTGAACGACCCTTTGAAGTAGTAGTAGAAGCAATGGGGACACATGGAAGAATACCCTTACCAGCACCTGTAAAACCGTACACAGAGTTCATTGAAATTTTGTAGGCTAACTGTTTACCATTGTAGACTTCCTTCATGAAACCTGTAGCTGCAGCCATGTCCCTCTTAGCCTGTTTTCGGAACTGCTTAAGCTCCGAAAGGATTGCAGGTAAGAGACTGGGAACATCCTGTGCAAACTTGTAGGTGCGGTCGCCAATCTTGAAAGTCTCATATTCAATACCAGATATATTACCATACTTCCTCTCATCCATTACATACGACGAATAACAGAGATTGTGAGCCATCATAATACTGGGGTACAGGGCTTCAAAATCAAGGGCTGTGATGGGTGTGTAATACGCCCCCTTTTGAGCTTCAAGGACAGTCGCACCCTCGTAGGGTTCTTCAGGGAGGGAACCATAACGAATAGTCGGAACCATAAATCCAAGCTCCCTCGCCTTCTTAGTCAGTTGGGAGAAGACTTTAATCTGCTGCCCACGTTCCACAAGGAATGGAACTGGAACCCACGTTGCCTTAGCCATCTCAACCAAGTTCAACAAAATACAAAGTTTCTTCATAAGTCTATGTGGAAGGAGAGTATCCTTAATACAATACTCAGCAACTTCTCTCAGTTTAACAGGATCTTCTTCCCTATAGCGAGCAAACATCTCCTTTGGTGCCATGTCAATCTTTTGATCTCCAAGGTACAGCTTTGAAACGCTATCAAGCTTATAGCTATCCAGTTTGTAACCTTTCTTTACCTCATGAAAGAGATCAAAAATAAACCTACCACTCATCGGAAGAAGCTTCAAAAAGTTATCACCCAAAGCGCTTGACGAGAGCTTTTTAATCACCAATTGGGAATCAATATCTTTTAGCTTTCCCAAGTTGTAAAAGTCGTAATTGCACTTGTTAATTTGCGCACGTTTGTAAATATATTCCATATCAAAACCGAAGATGTTCCATCCCGTAATTATATCAATATCCTTGGAATGTAAATACTTTTGAAATGCCTCAAGCATTTCCTTTTCGGTAGCATAGCTACGAATATCACACCCCTCGAGGTTTGAATCTGTTTCCTTGTAACAGAGACAGGTCTTGTCGTATGGTTCATCAGAGCCAAACTTACAAAGAGAAATAGCAATTTGGAAACAAGCGTCACCGGGGATATTTGCATCTGGGAACTTACCAGTAGAACTATTACATTCAATATCCACAGATGCCACTACAAATGGTGCAATATCATCTCGGGCAAC